CCACAAGGGGCAGCGGGAACCGTTATTGTTAATGGCTGTGATTTAACAGAGTATGCTACAAAAGAATATGTTGATGGAATAGCAACAGGCGGCGTATCTCTTGATAACTACTATACAAAAGCAGAAACAGACGCAGCAGATGCCGCAAACAAAAAATATGTTGATGATGCTATAACTACACTATTAACAGAATACCCGCCATTTTTACGTAGTGAATTAGAAAATTACTATACAAAAGCAGAAACAGACGCGGCTATTAGTGTAGCAGCCCCGCAAAAAGGTATTGACTATTGGACGGCAGCAGAACAAGAAAGCATAATTCAGCAAGTTATAGCCGCATTGGGAACTCCTGTATTTGGTTCAGTAGATGCCGACAAAAATATTATCCTAACAGGCGAATTAGCGGATGGCGTTTATACGCTAAAATATGAAGATGATGAAGGTAATTTAACGGTAATTGGAACATTGGCACACAACGCAGATACACCAAATTATACTAATGTTTTGCCATTATCTATTGATACAGACGGCAGTATATATAACGGAATAGGTTATATGGCGGCAAAACGAATTAATAGCAGCCATCAGGTAGTAGATTTACAGAATACAGCCGCGACAAATCCCGCATTCGTTTCGGGCTTAATCCCTATTAAAGAGGGAGATACAATTAGATTTAAAAATTGCTATATTGACGCAACAAATGTAGATAAATCATCAAAATATGGTTTTGCTAATTGGAACGGGCGTATCTGTTATTATACTGCCGCGAAAGAATGGGGAAATGAAGATTTTTGGACAAGTTTTACAGATAATAAAAGTTCAACATTCGCAACACCCGTTGTAGGTGCCGACGGGCTATGCTATGAATTAACATTCAATAATAAAATAACTACTGCTGGTTATAAATATATTCGTTTTAATCTTGCTGGAACACCAGAAACGGCAATTATTACTATTAATGAGCCGATTGTGTAAGGGGGGAAAGTCTTGTCAAAGTTTAGCAGACTTATACCACAAAACATAGCAGCGGAAAACGCAAGAAGAATAGCATTATATGACGCTAATGGCAACCGTGCGGGGCAAATTCCGCTTGATAGCCTAACCCCGCCGAACGCCCTTACAAAACAATATACTTTTGCGGCGTTTTCAGATGTTCATTATCAATACAGCACAGCGGCGAACGATTTACAAAACGCTTTAACATATGTCAATACAGAAACAGACGCAAGTTTTATTTGTATTTGCGGTGATTTAACGGTAAATGGAACGGTAGCAGAATTAACACAGTATAAAAACGCAATTGATACTTATTCCCCTAATGTTCCTGTTAATGCTGTATTTGGTAATCACGATACATACAACGGATTATATACAAACACAGAAGCATATACGGGTAAGCCATTCAATTATACATTTAATGCGGGTAATGATGTATATATTATGATGGGCATTATTAGCGGCAACAGCGGCAGCATAGGAACGCTAATAACTAAACAGTCCTTTCAATGGTTGTATGAACAATTAGAAGCAAACAGGAACAAACGATGTTTTTTATTTTTACATATACCATCTGCGAAGGGTTGCGGCGATGCCTACGGGGTTTATCCATATACCAAATTAAGCGGAGCAGAAGCAACGGTATTTGAAAGCCTTTTGAAGCATTATACAAATACTATATTCTTTCACGGGCATACACATATGAAGTTTGATTTACAAAACGGCAGCAACAAAGCGAACTATGATAATGTATTTGGTTGTCATAGTGTTCATATACCGTCTTTATCTGTGCCGCGTGATGTATTAGGAGACACATATACAACGCTTTATGAAGGTTCAGAAGGCTATTTAATAGATGTATATGCTACTGGTATTCACCTAAAAGGCAGAGACTTTATAAAAAATGAGTATATGCCTATTGCTTCTTACTGGTTAGATACCACACTAAAAGAAATACCCGCAAAAACATATATTGATAGCACGGGAACTATTAAAGTATAAAGAAGGTGAAATATTGTTTTATGTAAATAAAGATGCGGAACTAAACGCGGAATTACTCCAAAAAATGATAAACCGTTTCAATATGAATGTTCTGCCGCAATTACAGCGAAGAAAAAACTATTATGATGGCAAACAGGCAATCTTAAATAAATCATATAGTGATAGCACAAAGCCTTGTAGCAGAACGGTTATTAATTACTGTAAAAACATTGTTGATAGTTATAATGGCTATTTGGCTACGCCATCATTTATTTCTTACAAGAGTGAGCAAGACATAGAAGATATTATGGATATCTTACGCTATAACGACTATCAAGCACAGGACGCGGCATTTCTATTGGATGCTCTTGTATATGGCACAGCAGCCGAATTAATGTATATTGACGCAGACGGTAAAACCCGTTTTCGCTTAATTAATCCTTGCTCTTGCTTCGGCGTATGTGATGATAGTTTAACAGGCGATTTGCTCTATTTTGTGCGTATGTATGCCGTCAATGATTGGGATGAAAGCGATACATACAATGTTGATGTGTATAGCAATAATGATATCAAGCATTATACAATGAGCGGCAATAATGGTTATCTTACTTTTGTATCAGACGAACCACATTATTTTAGCCAATGCCCCGCCAATATCTTTTCTTTACCCGATGAAAAGAGTATTTTTGACTGTATTGTATCTTTACAGGATGCCGCTAACGAAATTGTTAGTTGTGAAATTGATGATTATTCAGCCTTTTGTGATGCTTATTTAACCCTAATCGGCGTAGATGCGGAAGCAGAAGATTTGGCAGCAATGAAGGAAAACCGCGTATTGGTATTGCCACAAGGAGCGGCGGCAGCGTGGCTAACAAAAAATGCTAATGACGCACAAGTAGAAAACATTTTAAAACGCATACACGAAAGTATTTATAGGGTTGCTCAATGTCCTGATTTTTCTGCCGAAAGTTTTGTGGGCGGCGTTTCTTCGGGCATTGCTATTAGATACCGCCTAACAGGAATGGAAAATAAAGCGGGAGCCATTGAAGCCGAAATGAAGAAAGCATTACAACGCAGAGTAGAAATTATTTGCGGCATTGCTTCACTTAAATTGGGTGAAGAAGTTTATAGAGATATCAATATCACTTTTAAACGCAATATTCCAGAAGATACACAAGCAACGATTAACCTAATCAATAGCCTAAAAGGCACGGTATCGGATGCTACTTTGCTATCACAATTAGACTTTATCCCCGATGTAAATGCCGAATTGGAAGCAGTAGCAGCACAGAAAGCCGCTAATATGGAAATGTATAGTTTTGCTCCTGATGCTGGTTAGGATGATGAAGAATGATTAATCAGTATTGGATAGAGAGACAAGCAAAAGCCCAAAACGCATTAACAGATAAGGGCATAGCAGCAACCGAAAAACAACTAACAAAGTATTATAGCCAAACTATGCGGCATATCATGGGCTTATTTGAACTCACTTATAGCAGGGTTGTTGAAAGTGCTATGAACTACGGCAGAGAACCAACACCCGCAGATTTATATAAACTTGATACCTATTGGCAACTTCAAAGCCAATTAGCAGAAGAATTACAAAAACTTGGGGCAAAGCAAGAAAGCCTATACAGTAAAAATTTTATGTCATTATGGGAAACAGTTTATAAAAATGTGGCATTACCTTCGGGCGGCACATTTAGCGGAATTGATAAAGTAGCCGCCCAACAGATGATTAACCAAGTATGGTGTGCTGATGGCAAGAGTTGGAGCCAACGCATATGGAACAATACCGAAAGACTACGGGAAGCCCTAAACGAAGGGCTAACAGAAAGCGTAGTAGCGGGAGTAAATCCCAATAAGTTAAAAGAACGGCTAATGGAAGAATTTAATGTATCATATAACAGGGCTGATAGTATTGTTAGAACTGAAATGGCACATATACAAACCAAAGCCGCCGAACAACGCTATAAAGATGCTGGGTTAAAGCGGGTTCAAGTATGGGCGAAAGAGGACGAAAGAACTTGTAAAATTTGCGGCAAACTACACGAAAAATATTATATGTTAGGTGAACAAATACCAATACCAGCACACACCCGATGTAGATGCTGTATTGTTCCCGTAATTGATGAAGATTAAGCCGTTATAAACTAACGGCTTTTTATTATGCCTTTTGTTAGGGGTTAGGCGTTAAAGAAACAACTAAATAAAACAATAGGGGCGGCAGCAGCCGCAACTATACAAGGAGATTTTAAACAATGGAAAACACCAATAATAACAACGTTGTTAATGAAGCGGCAGAAATTGCCGTAGAAGAAGAAGTAGTAAAAACCTATACGCAAGAGGAAGTGTTAAAACTTCTACAACAGGAAAGTGATAGAAGGGTTTCACAGGCTCTTGCTAAACAGCAAAAGAAGCACGAAAAGGAAATGAGTTTATCAAGGCTTGATGATGAAGCAAGAGAAAAAGCAATCAAAGACAGCCGTATTGCGGAATTAGAGGAACAATTAGCCGCCTTTCAAATTGAGCGGAATAGAAGCGAATTAAAGAGCGTCCTTTCTTCCCGTGGGTTATCTGCTGAATTTGCTGATATTATCGCAATTAATGATGATATTGAACAATCACAAGCAAATATTGATAAATTAGATAAGTTATTTAAAGCCGCTGTAAAAGCGGAAATTGAAAAGCGTTTAGCGGGTAATGCTCCAAAAGGAAATAGTAGCAACCCGCAAGAGATTACAAAGGAAACTGCTAAAAATATGACAATGGCAGAACTTAACCAACTTGCTAACAGTAATCCAGAACTGTTTAGCAAGTTATTTAATTGATTGGAGGAATATTTATTATGGCTAATACTGTATTTAATAACAAGGTAATTGAAGCAAAAGCAAAGGATTTACTTACTACGGCGGTTAATACTCGTTCTCTTATGACTATTGATAACAGTCTTACTTCTAACGCTGGTATGGTAAAAACTATTAATGTATATACCTATGACGGCGAAGTAGAAGAAGTGGGCGTGGGTGAAGGAAATAGCGGTAAGGGTTCTATTTCTTATGTTGGAACTGATTATACTGTGAAGATGAACCAGCAGAGATTTGCTTACTATGACGAAGATTTTATGAAGGATAATACCATTGTAGATAATATGTTAAAGGGTGCTAATCAGAAAATGGTAAATAAAATGACTGCTGATTTCATCGCTGAATGCGGAAAGGCTACTCTTTCCCATAATGCCGCTACTTTTGGTTATGAAGCTATTGTGGATGCTATTGCTAAACTTAACATTGAAGATGAAAGCAAGTTGTTTGTAGTTATC